TACGCCAGAAACAGCCGGACGCATTCCGATGAGCAAGTGGCACAGGTTGCCGCCTCTATTAAGGAATTTGGCTGGACAAACCCTATCCTGATTGATGAGGACAAAAGCATCATCGCCGGTCATGGGCGCCTACAAGCTGCGCAGCGGCTTGGCGAAGATAAGGTGCCAACAATAACGCTGACAGGCTTAACTGATGCGCAGAAGCGCGCTTATGTCATAGCTGACAACAAGCTGGCGCTGAACGCTGGTTGGGATGAGGAAATGCTAAAGATCGAAGTCAACGATCTTTTGGGCGAAGGTTTTGATATTGATCTGATAGGCTTTGACCCTGCGGAGATAGATGCGCTTCTTGACCATAACGATGAAAATGAAGTCACTGATACGGCTGTCAAAGGCTCGCTATCGGATCGCTTTGGTGTACCGCCATTCAGCGTCATGTCAGCTCGCGAAGGCTGGTGGCAAAACCGCAAGCGCGGCTGGCTGGCATTAGGCATCAAGAGCGAACTAGGGCGCGGTGATAACGCTGCGCCAAGCGGAAGCGCAAGGCCTGCAACAGATTACAGCAAGAGCAAGGCTATAGGCGATGGACATGGCAGGGCTATGCCTGAATCTATGCTTGGCAAGACCTACGGCGGTCAAGACAGGCTGAACGCTTTAATGGGCGGCAAGCCTGACGATATGAACGCCACAAGCATTTTTGACCCTGTTCTTTGCGAACTTGGTTATAGCTGGTTCAGCCCTAAAGATGGGGTCATTTTAGACCCATTTGCAGGCGGTTCCGTTAGGGGCGTTGTTGCCTCTAAGCTTGGCCGACAATATGTTGGGATAGAGTTACGCGCCGAACAGGTTGAAGCAAACCGGCAGCAAGGCGATGATATTTGCGATGATCCGATGCCAGTATGGCACACAGGCGACAGCCGCAATATTGGCAAGCTTGCTGAAGGCATACAAGCTGACCTGATATATAGCTGCCCGCCATATGCTGACTTGGAAGTTTATAGCGATAATCCGGCTGATCTATCAACGCTTGGTTATAATGAGTTCAAACAGGCCTATTTCGACATCATCAACGAAAGTTGCAAGCTGTTAAAGGATAACCGCTTTGCTTGCTTTGTTGTTGGCGAAGTTAGGGATAAGGCTGGTAATTATTACAATTTTGTCGGCGATACCATTGAGGCTTTCCGACAGGCTGGCTTGCATTACTATAATGAAGCTATCCTAGTCACTGCGGTTGGATCGCTGCCAGTAAGGGCAGGGCGCCAGTTTGCGGCAAGTCGCAAGCTAGGCAAGACACATCAAAATGTTTTGGTATTTGTAAAGGGCGATGGCAAAAAGGCCGCAAATGAATGCGGCCTTGTTGAAGTCAATGTTCCTGATGCAGACGAGGACGCCGACTAAGCGTTGCAAATATGCGCATCGCGTCCTTGCGCTGTTACTGCATAAATCATAGTGCGGCCATCGTTTTGCTGGCGGCCATAATTAACGGCAGCATTAAAGCTGTCGAACTCTATACGCTTGAAGGTTTGCTGGATGCGGTTGCCGCGACATGCGGTAAAATAAGCTGCATTGTTAAAGCAATATTCTTCGTGTGGGTTAGTAAATTTAATATCAGTCATTTCGCTCTCCGTTGGTTATTTATCGAACATAATGAATGACTTGCGGGTTCTCGAGAGGTTTCTCATGGCAAAATCTAAAAAAACGCCGGAAGTTGTAAAAAACTTCCTGCAACGCATTAGCGAAGGGCGCAGTCATGCAAGCGTCTGCCGCGATGATGACATGCCTGATTGGGCGACCATATGGCGTTGGACTAAAGATGACCCAAAATTTGCCGCCGCTTTCGCTATCGCGAAAGAGGAAAGAGGAAACTATTACGGCGAAAAGGTCGCTGAGATTGCGTTGGCTGTTCTGGCTGGCAAGATCAAAGACAGCAATGCTGCGCGCGTTGCAATAGATGGACTAAAGTGGACGGCTGCAAGGATGGCGAGCAAGAACTTTGGCGATAGGATGCAAGTCGAACACAGTGCTGAAAGCAGCTACGTTGACGCATTGCGGGCAGTCAGTGAACGCATTGAGGTTGATGGGTTGGGTGACAAAAGCAAGCTATCGCAAGAATTACGCGCGCGAAGCGGCGAGGATGCCGATCAGGGCGGGCTGGTTCATTAGCGCTTCAGGTTGTTAGCCTGACGGTAATTGGCTGTCAGCAACGCTTGTGCGGCTATGGCGCTATGGTGGCGCTATGGCAGGCAGGGTTTGCCGGATATTTCAGCCGTCTTTTTTGCTGATATATATTTTGACCCCCCCCTCGAAAATCAGGCGGGGCAGGAATATTTTTAGCCCATCCGCACACACCCGAACCGCCCCCCCCCTTAAACAAAAGGGCAACAACCGGCACACGATGAAAAAAATTTTGGCAGACGCGCTTATTAAACTATGCGCGTTGGGATTGGGGCGGGCATTTGACTGATATACAAGACACCATTCTGAAGCTTCGGAATGACCCTGTTTTATTTGTTGAGCAAGTTATCCAAGCAAAGCCGCAGGCATGGCAACGCGAGGCATTGCAGGCAATTGCAAAGCACGACAAAGTTGCGGTTAAAAGCGGTCACGGCGTTGGCAAAACGGCTTTTGAGGCATGGACAGTGCTTTGGTGGCTGCTAACGCATTATCCCTGCAAAGTGGCAGTTACGGCTAACACGGCGCACCAGCTAAACGATGTTCTTTGGACAGAGCTTGATAAATGGGCGCGCAAGCTGCCTGACGGTTTTAAGGACTTGCTAGAGTTTAAGACCGACAAGATTAGCTTGAAGGGCGCCAGCGACAGTTTTGCGGTTGCTAGAACCAGCCGCAGGGAAAACCCTGAGGCGCTGCAAGGCTTCCATAGCGAAAACATGCTTTTTATATGCGAGGAAGCATCTGGAATCCCCGATGTAGTTTTCCAAGTTGGCGAAGGCTCGCTGAGTACCAAAGGCGCGAAGGTTATAATGTGCGGGAACCCAACCCGCGCAGATGGTTATTTTTACGATGCGTTCCATAGCGATAGGGCGCAATGGCATTGCATAACAGTGAGTTGCGAAGATGCTGACACAGTTTCGGAAAAGTTTATCGGCGATATGTCGGCAAAATATGGCAGCGACAGTAACATCTATCGCGTCCGCGTTCTTGGTGAATTTCCGACCCAATCGGATGATGTTCTGGTGCCACTACATTTGGTTGAGGCTGCGGTTAAGCGTGATATTGAGGCTGCGTCTAGCACGCCGATCGTTTGGGGCTTGGATGTCGCGCGATATGGATCGGATAGATCTGCCCTCGCGAAAAGACAAGGACAAGTTCTTTTAGAGCCAATTAAAACTTGGCAAAATAAAGATTTGATGACGCTGGCAGGGATTATCCTAAGTGAATACGACAACACCCGATATCAAGACCGGCCGACCCATATTTACATTGATAGCATCGGCGTTGGTGCTGGCCTTGCTGACCGCTTAAAGGAATTGGATTTGCCGGCATACGGCATCGCCGTTTCTGAAAGCCCTAGCCTAAAAGACAAATTTATGCGGCTGCGCGATGAGTTATTTTGGAACGCCCGCGAATGGTTTGAGGCGCGCGACTGCCATATTGAAAACGATGAAGCCTTAATAAGCGAAATAACAAGCATCCGTTATAAATATCAATCTAACGGCAAGTTGAAAATCGAAAGCAAGGATGAAATGAAGCGGCGCGGGCAAAGAAGCCCTGACGTTGCTGACAGCTTTGTTTTGACGTTTGCTGGCGCTGGCGCAATTGCAAGCGGCAACCAAACCCGCTGGAATAACAAGGCGGCGCTAAAGCGCGATATGGGATGGGTTGTATGAGCGATAATATAATCGAGTTCCCTGATAAGCAGGATTTGCACGTTGAGGTCACTTTTGATGAGCCTGATGTTGTTGATGATGTTTTTTATGGCCTGATGATTATGCTGCGCGGCATGACTGCCGATGCTGAGGTTAGCTATGGTGAATGCGTTGATGCTTGCATTATGGCCGCCGCTTGGAGCGCCAAGCAGGCAGGCTATAGCGCTGATGATCTAATGGCGGTGTTCCAAAGCGTAAAAGTGGATGATGCCGATGGCTAAAAGCAAAGACCCCCGCATAACAAAAACAGGCGTGGCCGGTTACAATAAGCCGAAGCGGACGCCGAACCATCCGAAGAAATCGCACGTTGTTGTTGCCAAAGAAGGCGACAAGGTTAAGACCATCCGTTTTGGGCAGCAAGGCGCAAAGACAGCCGGCAAGCCCAAAGCAGGCGAAAGCGCGGCCATGAAAACAAAGCGCGCATCTTTTAAAGCCCGCCATGCAAAGAATATAGCAAAAGGCAAAATGAGCGCGGCCTATTGGGCTGATAAAACCAAATGGTGATCTGATGAGCCTTTACGAGAATATCCATAAAAAGCGCAAGCGCATAAAAGCCGGCAGCGGCGAAACCATGAAGCGGGCTGGCGCTAAAGGGGCGCCAAGCGATGCAGCTTTTAAGCGCGCCGCAAAGACTGCCAAAAAGACAACCAAGAAAACCAAGAAGGCGAAGTGATGGAAAATTGTTCGACTTGCCCTTACCCGCAAAAGTGCGGCGCTAGGGGTCAATGCCTAACCGGCAAGATTGCCGGCGAGGCGACAACGCTGGCGCAGCCAAAGCCTATGTCAGTCCTGACAACGGACGGCATGAGCATGACCGGCATCATTAAAAGCGTTAAAAGAAAGCAATTTAAAAAGGCTGAAAAGAAATGAAATACGGTTCAAAAAAAGGCACAAAAAAAGGCACCAAAAAATCTGGTGCCAAAATGGGTTTGGGAAAATATTGCAGTCAGTGAGTTGTGTTCTTGCCGATGACCTTTAGGGTTGCCCGCGCTGATGCAACAATACCGCCGCAGCCGTTAGCGTAATAATCGCCGCCCACGTCGTTAGCGTAATCCGTTGCACGGCTTCGCAGTTCTGACAGCGCTTCGTTTTCTTCGGCGCTGATAAAATAGTGGGTTTTTGTTTCCCTGATAATGGCGGGCGCTTCGCAATCGCACTCAACGTGGTCGATGTAATAGCGCTTCGGAATCTTGTATGTGCTTTTCATTTCGATCTCCCTTCCGGCGGGGCTGTTAAGCCCCACATTGGTTAAAAATTAAAATCGTATTTTTTTGCTGGCGTGTCGCTCATGTAGTAACGGCTGCCGCAAGCGCTTTGCCATCTCATCTTTGCCTTCGACCAGCGCAGCGTAACCAGACGGCCTTCTTCGTCAGGCGAGATGCTCCATGCGTTGCGCTGATCTCCGTTGTTTGTGCAATGGCCGGCAAAGCCACCAGAAACAATCTCAGGCTTCCAGCCTTCGGCGCGCTCTGCCTTCATGGCGCGGATAACAACTTTGTTCTCAGTGCGAACATCGACAACCTCAAACGGCTCGACATCTGAGTAACCAGAAAAATTTGCAAAAGCTTTGATTGGCTTGTTGCGGGCGATTGTTTCAGCGTTTCGATTTGCGATGTATTCGTTGTGGTTAAAGGTCATTTTGCTCTCCATTTGTTTAACTCATATGAAGACAATATGCGCATATTTACCAATAGTAAAGCATAAAATACGCATAAAAAGGAAGTTTCTCAGAAAAAATGTATACCATTCGCACATTTCGCCGGCCTCGCCCGCAGCCATCACCAGAACAAATGGCGCCTAAATTTGCGCTATGCGCTGGATGCGTGACGCCGAAGTTTTGCCGCGAAAATGGCAAGTGCGATGTCGAAGCATTGTCCAGGACAAAAGCCGTTAAAAAACAAGTAGTTAGCAAGAAACCAAAGGCCAGCAAATGAAAATGAACGATGAAGAAGTTGGTCAAATCGTTGCGCGCGAGATTTCTGACGCCCTTAATCATTATGATAGCGAGTACGCTTCGGATCGAATTAAGGCGCTGGATTATTATCTAGGCGAGCCGTTTGGCAATGAAATCGAAGGCAAAAGCCAAGTCGTTTCGACAGAAACGGCAGATACCATCGAACAAATTATGCCTTCCCTCATGCGCATTTTTTGCGGCTCAGATAAATATGTCCGCTTTGCGCCCCGCAATGCTGAAGACACCGAAGCCGCTGAACAGATAAGCGATTATGTGAATTACATAATCAGCCATGACAACAACGGTTATCGCATCATTGACGCATGGTTGCGCGATGCGCTTTTGTTCAAATTAGGCGTGGTCAAGTTTTATTATGACGAAACCACAACTATCGAAGAAGCCGAATATGAAGGCCTAACTGAAGCCGAACTGGCAAAGCTGTTAGAAAACCCTGATATTGATGTTGTTGCTCAGTCTGAGACAGTCACAGAGATTGTCAACGAAATGGGGATGCTTCAGCCGGTTGCAGAAAGCTATGACATAAAGGTCAAGATTTCCAAGAAATCAGGCAAGGTTAAAATCGAGAACGTGCCGCCGGAAGAATTCATATTTAACCGGCGCGCCAAGAGCCTTGAGGATGCCCGCTTTATTTCGCATCGCACGACCATGACTGTCAGCGATCTTGTCAGCATGGGTTTCGATGAAGATGAAATTGTTGAACA